GCGAGGCTTGTTGGGCTATCTCCTCAATCATGGCGTGATACTTGGAGTTCTGTGGGCATGATCGACTAGCGTTCTTAATCTGCAAGGTCAATTGTTTGCCAGACGCTAGGGCTTCTTTGACTTTTGGCCACAGCGTTCCCATCACCGCAGTCGCGTTGTCCTTGTTTAACTCTACTCGCATTCTTGCACCATAACATTTGCGCCAGCAGTCTCAGCATAGACCTTGGTGATGTGCGCCTCTACGATCTGGCTGTCATCCATGTAGACAATCCCGTTCATTGCATCAGTAATGCTTTTGTAAACATTATCAATATCTATTTTCTTGGGATATTCCACGCCCCGTAAACAGGCTTCCTTGCGCTTTTTTGAGTATGACGCTGGTATGGTATATCTGAGGTATAAAAACACAGTTAAAGCCCCTTGTAGTGGCTCTGATGCGCCTATCGCTTGACGGGCTTTCATGGCTACTTGGGTTTCGTAGTCGATTGTTTTGGCATCGGTGTAGGTTTGCACAAACTGACCTCTACGGGCAAACCTTGGTCTGCCTTTCGGTACTGGGTCACCTTCGACCTCAAAAGTTACGATTAGTGTCATTCGCGGTGTATGGTTTTACCAATGGTTATGGTGATGGATTGCTCGGTTTGTTCTTTTTGCCACTCCGCGCCCATCTCCCAAGCGTTGACAGCAAAAATAATGGTGTTTATGTCGCAGTTTGCTATTTTTAGCATTTCAATCAATTCGTCTTTGCTCATGTAATTCCTTTAAACAACCAATGTCACATTTTCTTTAGGCAAGATAAGCCCAAAATCATTTGTGAATAAACTGCTTGTCATATATCGATAGACATTGACTTTACGCTTTGAAGTCTCTTTCCATGTGTTTTTGTGGCTTATTCCTTGTCGTTCTCCCACTTTCACCCACCCCATTTGTTTCCAAAAGAAGTTACTTGGTAGGTCATCTGCACAGCCACAGGAAAAGTCTTCTATCCCTCTAAGGTTGCCATGCGATATTCCAGCACTTAGTAAAGCCTGACCCCGTTGAATCAATCTGGCATCTTCTTGAATACAAATTTGGTTGACCTTGGCATATCTGCCATAACTAAACATCACAAAACCAACTAAATCATTGTTTTCCACGCAAACAAACAGTTTGTCATTACAAGTGTTACTCCATCGTTTACCGCCTTTAAAGCCCGTGATGGCAGCCTCATAAGCAGTTTTAGGAATAAAGCCAAGGCAAAGACTTTCTTTTTTGGAAAGACTCACGATGTAATTCATATCCTCAAGAGTCGCTCTGCGTATCAACTTTTAACTCCTTCAACCTCTGAGCAATCAAGATACCGAGAGTAGGAAAATCCGACTTCAGCAGTTTGGTCATGTGCCTGGCATGGTCGATTGTTCCCTTGTTCATGGCCATCAAAGCGTAATGTTGGGCTAGATGTTCGACATAAATCCCCTGTCCGTTCCAAGGCTGTATTTGTTTCAACCAAGGACACATAGGATTCTTTGCATTTATTGAGGATGGCATGGGCTTGAGTCTTTGTCATATAAATAAAAGTTCCTGTTTATTTACTACGCCACCAGAATCGTAATGTTGTGAATCGCCTTTTGGATATGCCATCACGGAATATTTAAGTTTTGAATTAAGTTCTTTTTTATCGCGTTTTGAGCCAACAAAGTAAATATATCGGTGTTTTCTAGAGCGTTCCGTGTAATAGAAATCATCGCCATGCTCGGCTTTAATTTCCTCTAGTGTCAAACCATCGCTAATGGTTTTAGAGTGTTTATGTTCTTGGCCTTTAATTGTCCAATCAACTCTGTTTGCTGATAACCCCGTATAGAGGAAGTTTGTAGATTGATAGACATAACCCACATGACCTTGGGCAGTGTCGGCATAGGAAACCACAATTGTTGGCTTGGGAAGTAGTTTCATGCTATTGGCTACAAGGAAAGATGCCCAATTTTTCTCATTTGTTTCCAAGCAAACCCTATTTAGTTCCAAAACTTTGCTCGAATATTCCTTGCCACAGATACCCATACAGAGGGCGGGCGAGGCAGGGATTCCGTAAGTAATGACACCAACAAGGCTAGATTCTTGGTAAAGACCAAAAGCAAACATTATTTGAGGCATACGCTTGGCATAGTGCTTCTGCAATAACCAAGGCTCTGTTTCCTCGTTTTTAATAGGTAGAACTTTCAAAAATCCTCCTTCTCGTACCATTGTTGAACAGTACGACTAACTGGTTGGGCAACGATAGGTCTGCGGTAATCAGCAGGATTTTTTGCCCATTGGTGCTCGGAACACTTAGGTTTGTCACCACTTAGGTGGACTGTCCAACGCTTTGGGCAACCATAGACAGAGCACATAAGTTTTTGCTCTTCGTCAAGCCCGTTGTCTTGCTTTTGATTATTTTTGAAATTAGTTAGTGCCATGATATTTTCCTTCCACGATCTTTGCAAAATTGCTTGGTTTTAGTATCCACTCTAGGTCAGCCACAAAAGACCGCCCAGACTTGTCGTTGACTCTGCCTGTCAGGAACTTGGATGTTCCGATGTGCTCAAAGAACTCGGCAAACCAACCAAGAATGTCAGAGGATTGGATTTCCTTGGTTTTAGCCAGTTCGTCAGCAACTTCTCTCCACCTCTGCCGTAGATAGCCCTTACGGGTCTCATTCCACACCTCTATGCGTCTTAGTGTTGGCAAGTGCTTGTGGTAAAGATCAATAACTCCTTGGTGGTTACAACTTGGCAGTTCACCGCTAGGTGGACTATTAGATATATCTGGTTTATGGTTAATGGTTATTGGTTCTTGGTTATTGGTTGGTTGAACATCCGTTGAACGGGCGTTGAACCTCCGTTCAGCAGACGCTTTACCAGCCTTGGACGCTTGTTCAATTCTCGAGTGAAAGTGCTCTATTTCCTTGTTGGCTCTAGGACTAACAAACCCTTGATCTGTGGACAAAAAGAACTCGTTAAGAACTGACAAGACCTCTTGTTCGTGCTCACGCATATTAATCTGCCGAGCAATGTCGTGTTGCTTTATAGGCTTTTCGTGAAGGTAGTAAAAATCCAAAAGTCTGCGATAGGCGCAGTCTTCTACGACATTTAAATGCCGTGTGTGGGAAGCATAGTCCCCAATGTTGAACTGGTAATAGTGCATTCTCAGACCCAAACTAGACCCTTGGGAGAAACCTCGGCAGGAGGGGTCTGTTCTCTTTTCAATGCGCTCATGACTTCGCATCTAGCCGTGTTTCAAATTATTATAGGTTACTTAAACCACTCAGGTTTAAGAACTAACAACTGCCACATTCGTGCTTTGGGAACAGTCTTCCATTGGCTTACAGCCGCTTGGCTAATGCCCAATATGGTGGCAAGATCACGCTGTGAGCCTGCCAGACGGATAAGATGTTCTTTTGTCATGCCCGATATTCTACATAAGTGCGCTTAAACAACACTAGGGAAACTACCTACAAAATAATTGTTGACATCTGTATAAGTTGGCTTATACTTCTATCCATGCCCTAACAAGTTGTACGGGGTCTTTTAAGGAGTTAGTATGAAAGCAGATAGATTCAACAACCTTCGCATCGTAGAGCAAACCACCAATTCTTTGCGTACCGAATATGTTGTAGCAAGTGACACCGATACATGGTCAGTTACCAAGACTGACAACGAATGGGGTGTTACCCATCGCGGTCGCGCATATCGCCCAGTTACAGACACACCACAAGGCAATACAGTTTTAAATTTTGTCAAACTCAAATTGATGAAAGAGCGTATAGCCAAACGACTTGGGTACGCATAAGAACGGGGCGCAAGCCCCATTAAGGAAATACCATGATTAAAAACTACGCAGACGAACACACCGACTTAGAACGCATGACTTGTATGTGCGACCACACAGAAGTTGATTGCTTTTTTGACCCCTACTCGCAGAGTCTTCACTTTGCTTATATCGGTGGTCAATTAGTCACCGAGATGCTACGCGATTCAGTTATAAAAGATTTAGAACGCCAGTACGAAAAGGCTTGTCTGATTGAACTTGAGGAAAACAAACTCACAGTTGCACTTGATCGTTACTACGCTAAACAGGACTACGCATGAAACACTCTAAATACATTCAACATGGGCTAGATGGCCCATACACCCCCGCCCCCACACTTGTTGACAAAGTATTGTTTTGGCTCTCTGGCTTTGTCTCTGGTCTTATCTTTGCCCTTTTAATCACAGGAAATTAAATGAAAAACATTGCTACTGCTTTGGTCAAGGCTCAGAAAGCCTTTGCACCCGCCCTAAAGAACGCTACAAACCCCCATTTCCGTTCCAAGTATGTTGACCTAGCATCTTGTGTGGACAGCGTTATAGGGGCTTTAAACGACAATGGAATATTTCTATTCCAAACAACCACAGAGCACCCAGACGGGGTTGTCTGTGAGACCAGTTTCCTACATGAATCAGGTGAACGGCTCGACTGCGGTAAGTTGTTCTTTCCAGCCCCTAAACACGATCCCCAAGGGTTCATGTCGTGCTTGACTTACATTCGTCGTGCGTCGCTTATGGCAGCCACATCGCAAGCCCCTGAGGATGATGATGGCAACGCAGCTACTAAGCCAAAGGAAACCAAGGCTAATCACAACCAGATGCAAGACCACATCACCTCTATCAGCGAGTCCACCACGCTTGAGGAACTCCAGACGCGCTTTAAAGAGGCTTATAAGTCTGCGGGTACGGACAAGGAATGGTTAGAGGCTGTTACTGGTGCAAAAGACTTGATGAAAAGGAAACTCAAATGACTGAACAAATAGAACAACGCTCGGATGCTTGGTTTACAGCCCGTCTGGGCAAAGTAACCGCTAGTCGGGTGGCAGATGTGATTGCCAAGACCAAATCAGGCTATTCCGCTAGTCGGGACAACTACATGGCGCAATTGATCTGTGAACGCCTTACTGGTCAACAAGGTGAATCGTTTACCAATGCAGCTATGACTTGGGGGACTGAGACCGAGCCTTTGGCTAGATCGGCTTTTGAGGCTTATGCG